TGGACATATGATTGTGAAGGTAATAAGATAGTCAAGACAGAGGATGGCGAACCAGACTATACACAGAAATGGATTATGAAAGAATGAACTGTTATGTATGTAATAATGAATTGATATGGGGTGGTGATCACGATATAGAAGATATAATAGAGGATCAAGACCATACCATAGTAACGAATCTATCATGCCAACAGTGTGGTGCTTATGTAGAAGTATATCATGGTGGGATGCCTGCGGAGAGGAATCCATAGAAACCCACAAAATCCCACGATTCCCCAAACTATTAAAAAAGGTGTGAATAAATGTGAATGCTTGTGCATTAAAGTCCGTTATTGACCGACTGACCGATAATTATATCACAGATATTCACAAATGTCAAGGGCGAATCACCCCCGAATCGCAAATAATTTCACAAAAATTCACAGAGTAACCCATTGGGTTACCCCAGTAAGTCATTGATTTTACTGGGTTTTTTTTATTTGAAAAAAAGACTTGACATTGCCCAGTTGTTATGGTAACATATAGGTATAGTGAGAAATTAAGGAGAGTTATCTATGGCATATATTTCAACAGAAGAAGTCGCTGCGATTCGCAAGGAACTCAAAGCAGAGTTACCTCAGTATAAGTTCAGCGTCAAGAAGTGTCATCATTCTAGTGTGACTGTTGCGTTTATGAAAGGCCCAGCGTGGGAAGAGTTTCAGAGTCGTGATCGGTATACTGGTGAGATGAAGGATGATGCTATGGATGACCATGAGCAGTTGAACCATGTATGGGCAGAGGACTTCTATGGAGAGAAGAACGCCGCCATCATTAAGAAGGTTGAGAAGATTATCAAGACTGCTCCCTATAAGGCAGGCGTTGGTGATCTGTGGTATGATAGAAGTGATTCGCAAAGTGACTACTTCGACACTGCATTTTACATGAGTATTCATATTGGACAGTGGGATAAACCATATCAGATCGTCTGAAACCCTTATGGGTCAACGGTTACAGAGCATTGAAAATAATTGAAAATAAATGCAAAAAAGACTTGACAAACCTCTTGACTCTCTGTATAATATGCTATGTAGAGTGAGAAAAGAGATTAATAAAGAGAGGATATATTATGGAAAACATTTGGTATGACGCAGAAGCTTACAGAGGTGTAGGTAAAGGTGAGAATGATTCGGACACAGGATACAATGCTGTTGCCGGCCCAGAGAATAAAAGAGAGTGTCCTTGTGATACTTGCCCTATGAACTTAGAGTGTCTAACAAACGCTACTGAATGCTCTGCTATGAGGAACTGGTGTTCTAAGGGTGACTTCGCTGATAAGGATCTAATGAGGTTAGTGAGAGGAATTGCTTAATGAGTAAAGAGATGAAACAAGATGAGATAGACTTCATCAATAAGATGTTTGAGACACCTAATGCATTTACTAAGTGGAAGTTTATGCAGACGCCACACTTTGATAAGTTGCCTGATGCTGTAAGGTATACAGTGGAGAAGGAGTGCCTTACTCATTACTTTAACATACTGACTGATGGTATGCCAGATTGGAAGTTGCCAATCTCTGGTACTATACCTGTCTCATTACTGAATCCATATAGGAAAGCAGTGGAGTACTTTACAGGTACAGAACTGAATGTTATAGAACAGGAAGGTACGAACTTCAAAGTATTTGCAAGAGGATATTATCTGATGGGTACTGAATAAAGTACTTGACATCTGAGGACTTCTGTGGTATACTGAGTCTATTGGTATGCCCCCAAAACTGAGCAGCGCTTGGTAATCTATAAATGCAATAAAGATACGGAGAACTATTTCGATGAACATATATTATCTCATCTGCTGGTTGAACTTCTTCCTTGGCATCATTGTTGGTGTTGTCTGGCATGAGTTCTTCCTTGGCATCTTTTAGGCCACCCCCCTAAAACTGACAAAAATCTATTGACACTTCCCTGTGTTTATAGTATACTAATGTAATAACTCACAAAGGATAACTCTATGCAAGATTTATTTCGACATTTAAGGGAACACACTATGGAAGAACAAGAGAACCTATTACTAGACTACACACGCTTTGTGGATGAGGTCACATCTGATGCATCAAAGGATAGTGAATCATTTACTGATGCACTTGATATCATTGATGAACAAGGCGTTCCCCCAGAGCGATTACTCACGGCAGCATTGGGTATCTGTGCAGAAGGTGGTGAGTTTACTGAGGTGGTGAAGAAGTGTTTGTTCCAAGGGAAACCTATGGATGAGCATACACAGTATCATTTGAAAAGAGAACTAGGTGATATCATGTGGTACATATCTCAGGCGTGTATCGCACTAGATACTAGTATAGAAGATATTATTTACATGAATATTGAAAAGTTGGAAGCGAGATACCCCGATGGTTTTGAGGCGTTTCGTTCTAACAACAGAAGTGAAGGAGATATATAAAAGTGGATTTTCTAAAAGACATTGCAAAGACTGCTGGGAATGAATACGCAGCATTAGTTTCAGAAGGTGTAGAAGCAGGAGATGTGGATAGTTTTATCGACACTGGTTCTTACATATTTAACGCACTACTCTCTGGTAGTATCTATGGCGGATTGCCCGCAAATAAGATTACTGCGGTGGCAGGGGAAAGTGCAACAGGTAAGACGTTCTTTGTCATGGGAATGGTGAAGTCATTCCTTGACACACACCCAGACGCAGGCGTACTCTACTTTGAAAGTGAGTCTGCAATTACAAAACAGATGGTTGTTGATCGTGGGATTGATCCATCTCGCATGGTTATCCTACCAGTAACCACTGTGCAAGAATTCAGAACTCAGGCGATTAAAGTTCTGGATAGTTACCTTACTCAAAACGAAGCCGACCGTAAACCTCTGATGATGTGTCTGGATTCTCTTGGTATGTTATCAACTACCAAAGAGGTAGAGGATACTGCGGATGGCAAAGAGACAAGAGATATGACAAGGGCGCAGGTCTTAAAGGCGGCGTTTCGTGTACTCACTCTGAAACTTGGTAAGGCGAAAGTTCCGATGGTGGTGACGAACCATACCTATGATGTGGTCGGGTCGATGTTCCCAACGAAAGAAATGGGTGGCGGGTCAGGTCTGAAATATGCTGCAAGTAGTATCGTATATCTTTCTAAGAAGAAGGAGAAGGATGGTACTGAGGTAATCGGTAATATCGTTCACTGTAAGAATGCTAAGAGTCGTTTGACGATTGAAAACAAAATGGTTGATGTACGACTAACGTATAGTAAAGGTCTTGATCGTTACTATGGATTGTTGGACTTGGCATTGAAGTACGGTATCTTTAAGTCTGTCTCTACTCGTATCGAACTGCCTGATGGTAGTAAGACGTTTGGTAAGACAATTAACAATAACCCAGAGAAGTTCTTTACAGAAGAGATTATGACACAGTTGAATGATTGTGCTAATCAAGAATTTAAGTATGGAAATCAAAAAGAAGAAGTGGAACAAGTTGATGACTCAGAAGTCGTTGAAGCTGAAGTTTGATAGATTGTGGGCATTAAAGGAAGAGATTGAATTTGCAGAAAGTCAATTGAAACCACATGACACAGGTCATATCAATACAGCAATTTCTTGGATGACATTCCGAATGAATACTCTCAAAGCAGAGATGGAGTTTTGTCTAGAAGAGTTGGATAGAGAAGATGAAGTTCCAACTCAATAAGAAAGAAGAATGCCTCACTATACTCATGGAAGAGTGTGGTGAGGTTATTCAAGAAGCATCTAAGATTATGCGGTTCGGTAATGATGCATCTAAACTGACTAAGGAACTAGGTGACTTACAGTTTATGATTAACCTAACGGCGAATCACCTTGGTATTGATTCGGTATCAATTGGTGTTCATGCTAACGAAAAGCGTGACAAACTTAAAAAGTATTCTAATTTAATTGATAAGTGATTGATTCTATTGAGAATCTTTTTTCACTTTTCTCTTGACATTTGCTCTAATAACAGGTATAGTATATGTATAGTCAATGAGAAAGAGAGTTGTTATGAATACACGGTTTGAGAAAGAGATGTTTACTTGGGATGGTATGTATCTCATGTATAAGGGTGACTTCGCTGGTGCCCAGATGATGATGGATGTTCATCCAGATGCCCATCCTAGTTGGGAAGGTAAGTTGAAGCCTGCTTTTGTTGCTCGGTTCAAGTATCGTAAACCTTACAAGACTTGGATTAACTTCCTTGTCAAGAACGAAATCTTCGTTGAGGATTACATGGACAAGGCATGGAAAACTAGTCCACTAGATGCAATGCGTCACTACGGTTATGAAGGGAACTAATCATGGATTACATTACACAGATTCAAAAAGAGTATATGTTCTTTACGGATATGCTTAAGACACTAGAACGTAAGAAGAAGAAAACGCCAGGCAATGGATTCGCAATGATGAAGTGTCGTGAAAAGATTGCAGAACTGGAAAAGGTTTTCGATGAGATTGACTACGCAGCACAGGTGACATACGACTAATGAATATCGAACAGTTTTATAAAGCTTGTGCCCAGATGGATTGGTTCTATGATTACTCTGATGACCATTCTGTCTGGACTCGTGGCAATAATCGTGATAGGGAACTAAGCCGAATCGCAGATGGTAGTCCGATACTTGAAAAGATTTATAGTGATTTTCGTTATCGCTATACTCGTGGTGAGATAGAACGCCCGCAACTATCTGATTACATTGAAGAAATTAATTAAAAAAAAATGAAAAAAGTACTTGACATTTGCTGTGGTTTTGTTATAATAACAGTATAGTCAATAAAGAGAGGAATGAATATGAAAAAGATTTTGATTGCGATGATGATGATTGCTGGTGCGACTAACGCCCACGCATTTGAATTCAAGGTGAACGGTGACACTCTTCTAACAGAGATTGTCAAACAAGTTGTTCATCAAACTGTCGGAACACAAATCGGTGACGGTAAACACGTTATCGTGAGAACAGGTAACGCTGCTGCTCAGAAGAAGATGACTACTTGTTGGACAAGCACCATCTACACTTCTGACGGAAAAGCAATGCCACAGTTGGTGTGTTACTAATGTTTGACGAACTAAAAGAATACAAAGTTTCTGACTATCTTCTGTTTACAGATGATGGTTTGAAAGGAAGCGAGTACGGTGGTGAAATTGAATATGATAATGGATATGGACTATCTGTTGTTCGTCACGAATCTTCGTACGGCGGCAAACAGGGTCTATTTGAGATCATGCTGACTCGTAATGGCAATCCCTACTCGCTTCCACCTATTACACATGAGGATGATACCGTCAAAGGTTTCCTCACAAAAGAACAAGTGAAAGAAACATTAGACACTGTTAAGGATTTGCCCGCAACAGTTTAATGATTATCATTACGACATAACCACCCTCAATTCTATAAGTATATACAAGGAGGCCTTACTATGAAATGGACTAAACCTAGTTATACAGAAATGAGATTTGGATTTGAAGTAACGATGTACATACTTAACAAATAAATTTCCCTCTCTCGACTTGACCCCTTTACGGTATAAATACTGTAAAGGGGTTTTCTTTTATGGCGAATAATATGTTATCTTACTTTATGGGGCGTGATGGTTTCCAATGGTTTATCGGAGTCTGTGAGGACAGAGATGATCCAAAGGCGCTAGGACGTATTCGTGTTCGGTGCTTTGGTTATCACACAGATGACTTAACTAAGATACCCACACAAGACTTGCCGTGGGCGCACGTTGTCATGCCACCTACCGCACAAGTTGGCGCATTCCACAATATTAAACCAGGCGATTGGGTGTTTGGATTCTTTCGTGATCCAGACTATATGCAAGAACCTGCTGTCATGGGCGTCATGCCTGGCATCCCTGCTTCGGTGTCTGATGCTACAAAAGGATTCAATGACCCTAACTCGCCTGATGCTCCAGATACACAGGATGAAAAGTATAAGAAAGATCCAGACTTCGGGCCTTACCCAATAAAAGATTTGGTTGGTAAAGCAGATACGTCACGGTTGACTTCTGGTTTACTTGATGCTCATCCAGAGATTGAAGCGAGAGACAAAGCGGTTACAGAAGATGTTCCTACCGCAAACCAGAAAAAGATTTTAGGTGACGCAGACTTTACGGTTGATGTCGCATCTAACTGGACTGACAAGTTAGCAACCAATACAGACTTTACCGCAACGTCTTGGAAAGAACCAAAGACTACGGATGACTCCATTCGTGGTAAGGATGCTACTGGAAAGAATCCAGAGACACAAGAAGATAGAGTTCCCCCATACAAAAGACGGAACACAGAGTACCCATACAATCATGTTCTTGAAACAGAGAGCGGACACATACAAGAGTTTGATGATACACCTTTCGCAGAACGTATCTATGAGAAACACAAGAGTGGAACTTACTACGAGATTGACGCTGACGGAAACAAGGTAACAAGAGTTGTAGGACAGAACTATCATATTATTGCTGGTAGTAACTTTGTTAATATCAAGGGTGATGTAAACCTTACGATTGATTCAAACTGCAAGACTTATATCAAAGGCGATTGGGATATTCAAGTTGATGGTAATGTCAATGAGGTAATCAAAGGAACACTAACACAAGATGTAACTGGTGCGGTATCAGAAACGTATAAAGATACAAAGACGGAAAACGTAACAGGACTTGTTTCGGAAACATATAAAGCAAGTCAAACAACAAACATAACAGGTACACTAGACTTGGATGCATCTACGGAAGTGGACATTGATGCTGGTGTAATTAATCTGAACTAATGCCGGGCGTAGTAAGAATAGGAGATGCCCACGTTGGACACGCTTCCCCTACACCAAGTCCATTTCACCAAACCACATACGCAAGTGGTTCTGGTGATGTACTGGTAAATGGTAGAGGTGCAGTAAGAATTGGCGACACCACAAGTTGTGGTGATCCCGCTGTAGGTTCTAGCCCTGATGTATTCGTAAATGGAATACTGGTTCATCGTTTAGGTGACGCAACGGGCGGACACGGAAGTTGGGTGCCAAATGCTTCTGCATCATCATCGTCAAATGTTTTTGCGAATGGTGGTGGCGGTGGTGGAACACCAGCAGATCCAGATGCTGCAATTGCACAGAATGGTTCTTGTGTTCGGTATGATTGGAACAATGGAGTCTGTCTAGACTAAGGAGAGAGATATGTACGAGTATAAATGTAAAGTAGTTCACATCGTGGACGGAGACACAGTTGATGTAGACATTGACTTGGGCTTTGGTGTGTGGTTGAAGAAAGAACGTATTCGTATGTTCGGTATCGACACACCAGAAAGTCGCACACGAGACTTGGAAGAAAAGAAGTATGGACTTGCTGCAAAGAAGTTCATCACAGAGATGTTAGATGATGAAGGTGGTATTGTTCTTAAAACACAAAAGGATGCAGAAGGCAAGTACGGACGTATCCTTGGTGAGTTGTGGAGAACAACTAACTACGCTGACAAATCAATCAATGATTATATGATTGATAAACGTCATGCTGTTGCATATCATGGTCAATCGAAAGAAGATATTCAAGAACAACATATCAAGAACAGAGAGTTCCACAATCTTTAACTTTCGTTATAAATAGATTGAGGAGATATTAAATGGCAGCAAACCCTACAGCGTTCAAAGATGCAGAGTCGAATAACGACTCAGACAGAAATGCTCAGATATACAAAGATATTAATCTGAACTTTTCTATGCATCCTGTTACTGGTGACATTGGTAAACTAACTAATGTCGAAGCAGTCAAGCGTAGTGTTCGTAATCTCGTGAATACAAACTTCTACGAGAAACCATTTCATCCAGAGATAGGTTCTGACGTAAGGTCAATTCTTTTTGAACCAGTAACATCTTTGGTAGCAGACGTTCTCAAAAGATACGTTGAGGATGTTATTAACAACTTTGAACCAAGAGCAGAACTTACTGATGTAAAGGTTAATGCTGACATTGACAGAAACGCATACAACGTACAGATAGAATTTTATTTGGTGAACTCACCTAGTGGATTACAGACTGTTGATTTATTTCTAGAAGGTTTAAGATAAGGAACTAACATGGCAACAAAATTACAAGTCACAGAGTTGGACTTTGATGATATCAAAACCAATCTTAAAACATACTTGAAAAACCAGACAGAGTTTTCAGATTATAACTTTGAAGGTTCTGGACTATCCACACTTATTGATGTACTAGCATACAACACTCACTACTTGGGTATGAATGCAAACATGGCAATCAATGAAGCATATCTAGACACTGCAACTCTTCGTTCCTCTGTCGTATCTCATGCAAAGACTTTGGGATATACTCCTCGCTCTGCTCGTGCTCCTATTGCTTATCTGGATGTAACAATTAATAACTCAACACTTAATTCAATTACAATTGATAAAGGAACTAAGTTCACAACACAACTTGACGGAACAACCTATTCATTTGTTGTTAATGATACGAGAACAGTAACACCAGTAAATGGCGTTCTTCGTTTTTCTAATCTTCCAGTATATGAAGGAACACTTGTTACAGCAAAGTATACAGTTGATAACAACAATCTTGAAAAGAGATATCTTGTTACTGATGTCCGTGCTGATACAACTACACTGAAAGTATCTGTACAGAACTCAGCGTCTGACGCAACCACACAAGTCTATACTCTTGCAACTGATATCTCACAAGTTACTGCAACATCTAATGTTTACTTTTTACAAGAAGTAGATGAGGGTAAGTTTGAAGTTTACTTTGGTGATGATGTAGTTGGTAAGAAAGTAAATGATGGTAACATTGTAATTTTAGAATATGTTGTTACGAATAAATCTGCAGCGAATAACGCAAAGACTTTCTCTGGAACTTCTGTTGGTGGAGAAACAAATATTACTATTGCAACTACATCTGCTGCCGCTGGTGGTGCAGAACCAGAAACAATTCAGTCAATCAAATACAATGCTCCTTTGGACTATGCGTCACAGGGTAGGGCAGTTACAACTGATGACTACAAGGTTATTATTCCACAGGTATATGCAGACGCAAAAGCGATTCAAGTTTGGGGTGGAGAAGATAATGATCCACCAATCTATGGACAAGTATTTGTTTCTATCAAAACTACTTCGGGTGTCAACCTAACACAAGCACAGAAAAATACTATTGCATCAGCACTAGACAAATATAACATTGCTTCGGTTCGTCCTACTATTATTGATCCAGAGATTACAAAGATTAAGATGACAACCAACTTCAAGTTTGATTCAAACCTTACCACAAAGACTTCATCTGCTTTGGAAACTCTTGTTCTTAAAACAATAACAGATTATAATACTTCTGACTTAGAAAAGTTTGATGGTGTGTTTAGGTTCTCAAAGATGTCTCGTTTGATTGACGCTACAGACCCATCTATTCTTTCAAACATTTCAACAATTCGTATTCAGAAAACTTTCGTACCACAACTGAACACATTGGCAAAATATGAATTGAAATTTTCTAATGCACTATACAATCCACACAGTGGACACAACTCTGCTATGGGTGGTATTACAAGTTCAACTGGTTTCACTATTTCTGGACAAACAGGTGAACACTTTATAGATGATGATGGTGCTGGTAATCTGAGAGCATATAGTTTGGTTGGTGGAACAACCAGAACATATCTAGGAACAAATGTTGGCACTATTAATTATGAGACAGGACTTCTAACACTAAGTTCAATTAACATTACTGGTTCTACAAACACTGCTGGTATTACTGTTACAACTATACCAAGTTCAAATGATATTGTCTCAGTTCGGAATCAATTAATTGAAATTGATTTACCAAGCATCAAGATTACTGGTGAGAGTGATACAATTGAATCTGGTGGTTCATCTGCCGGAACTGGTTACTCAACTTCATCTTCGTATTAAGGTTTTATAAATGTCTGGACATGACCCAACATTAAAGAATAAAGTATCGCCGCACATTCAAACTCAACTTCCAGAGTTTGTTCAGTCCGATCATCCTTTATTTGGTCTCTTTCTCAAATACTATTATGAGTTCCTTGAAGCGGGTGAACTTGTTGTTACAGGAACAAACAACTATGTGGTTGAAGAAACAATCACAAAGAACTATGTCCTTGACGAAACTGGTGAGAACATTGTTCTAGAAGATTCAGTTGGCAAGTTTACTGTGGGTGAAACTATTACAGGTGCAACTTCTGGTGCAACTGCTCGTATTCTTGTCGATGACTTCGATGACAACAAAAGATTATTCATTACATCTCAACAAAGATTTGAAACTGGTGAAACAGTAACAGGCGCATCATCTGGTGCAACAACAACTGTATCATCTTATCGTGCAAACCCTGTACAGAACATTCAACAACTTCTTGCATATGCTGACGTTGACAATACTGTATATTCTTTCCTTGACAAGTTCAGAGATTCCTTTATGGAGTCTTTACCTAATACTCTTGCAGACGGTATTGCAAAACGTAAACTCATCAAGAACATTAAAGATATGTATGCCGCAAAGGGTACACGAGATGGACACAAGTTGTTCTTCCGTATTCTCTTTGATGAAGAAGCAACACTTATCTATCCACGAGACAATATGCTTCGTGTATCTGATGGAAGATGGTCAACAGACAAGGTTGTTCGTATCATTGAAACTGGCACATCTGACTTTACCAAAGCGATTGGACAAACTGTAACAGGTTCTTCATCTGGTGCTACTGCTCTTATTGCAACAGTTATTAAGTTTAGAGAAGGTGCAGACCTTATTGCAGAAATTAATCTTGATGCAAACTCTGTGGTGGGTACATTCACTGCTGGTGAACTTGTTACTACAACAGACACAACACTTGACTTAGAAATATCTGGTACTGTAAAGGGTATCGTTATTGGTGGTGGTGTAACAACTGGTGGTGCTTATTACAACACATTTGATCCTGTCAGTGTAGTAGGTGGTGGTGGTAACAATGCTGCAACCGCTCGTGTAGAATCTGCTGGTGCTGGTTCTATTGATGAGATTGTTATTGAGAACGCTGGTACAGGTTATACTGCTGGAGAAGAACTTCGGTTTACTTTAACCAATACAGAGGGAACTGATGTTCGAGCAAAGATTGCAGTTGTCGGTGGTGGTTTCCTTTTAGAACAAGCAACGTCACCAGATAATCTTATTACAGAAGATGGTAATTTAATTATTACCGATGATGATATTCAATATATCAGTAAAGAACAAACAGTTGGAGAACTTGATCACCTTACCTTAGAGGATGGTGGACAGATTGTTCTTGAAACACAAACCTTTACAGACTTGGGTGTTGCTTCTGAAGCAGGACAAATAACAAAGATTGATATGATTAACAGAGGTAACGGTTTTATTAAACTCCCTCTTGTTCAAGATAGTGCAACATCAACTGGTTCGGGGTCAAAACTTCTTGCCGCATCAACTGTAACTCCAATGGTTGGACACGTTGAAGGTGTGTCTGTTACAAACTTTGGATTAGACTATACATCCAATCCTACCATAACACTCAACAGAAATATTCTAGTGAAGAATGTTGTCGGTGCATTTGCTGCTGGTGATACACTAGTAAGTCATTCTGGTACGGTAGTTGATTTTGACAGTGCAAGAAATATTCTTGAACTTAATACCACTGTTTCTTTCAATCAAGATGATACGATAACATCAATCACTGGTGCAACTGCAACAGTTCACCAATCGACTCCAGCGATAGCAACATCTATTATTGGAACAGTGGGAACAACAGTTGGTAACTTTGTGGATGATAAGGGTAAGGTGTCTGTGGACACTATGCGTATCCAAGATTCATTATACTACCAAGACTATTCTTATGTTGTTCGTATCGGACAATCAATTAATGAGTGGAGAGAATCGGTAAGACGATCTGTTCACCCTGCCGGTTGGAATGTCTTTGGTGAAGTATCATTTGCGTCACAGGTTGCTGCAAGGATTCAAAACCCTGCCGCTGGATCTGTTAGTGGTAGTGTTTCTGATGAGACATTTACACCAGAACTCGCATCTACATTTACTAATCTCTTTACTACAATCTTTGGAAGAAGGTTGGGTACGACAACAGATTCGACTAAGAGGGCGAATGGACATGAAGGTTCATCTTCAATACTTCCAAATGGAAAGAGAGAGGTTACACTTACCTCACAGGTTACAGTTCGTATGGGTGAGTTCAGACAATCAAATGTTGTCACTGGCCCAACTCTGAACCTATTACCTCAGTATGCATTCTCTGTTCCACCAACAGATACTTCCCAAGCGATACCACACTATCCAGGCATTTATAGAACCTCTGAGAACAATCACGATAATCGTGCATACTTTAATATCGACCAGTTTGGACAGTTTAGGATTAACCAAGTATCAGACGGTAGTGGAAATATACCTCAAGCAGCGTTCAATACTAGAATTAATGTGCCACCGCCAGGCGAAATACAAATTAGATCAAGCGGTGCTGGTTCAGTAAATGCATTTGATAATAACTTTATGAGGTTTGATAGTACAACTAATACCTTTGATGAGACAGTTGGTGGCGGAAACACAAGAACAACAGCGGGTGCAGTATATACCTCATTTGATGAGAATGCTATAAGATTTGATTCATCATCAGATAAATTTAGTACAGGTAGCTGATAAAGCGTTATAAATAAAAGAAAGAATTTAGGAGAAACCGAATGGCATATCAGGCACTAGGACTTGGAAGTACCGCCAACGATGGAACGGGCGATGACCTTCGTACAGGTGGTGATAAAATTAATGACAACTTTGTAGAAGTCTATACCGCCCTTGGTACTGGTTCTGCATTAACTTCTGGTATTAGTGCAGACGCAACAACTGTTACACTAACAGCACCAGTAATCGCAACATCACTAGACATGAACGCTGGAGAATTAATTCTAGACGCAGACGCAGATACGTCTATTACAGCAGACACAGATGACCAAATTGATATTAAAATTGGTGGTAATGATAGAATTACTTTATCAACTGGTTTGATTGACCTTAAAAATGATGGTACTCAATCTGCAATCAGAATGTATTGTGAAAGTTCTAACGCACACTATGCTGCTCTGACTGCTCCTGCTCACGCAGACTTTTCTGGTAACATTACGATAACACTTCCTTCTGCTACAGATACACTTGTGGGTAGAGCAACAACTGATACTCTTACCAACAAAACTTTGACTGCACCAACTATCGCAACCATTACAAACGGTGGAACAGTAACAATTCCATCTGGTGCTGATACACTTGTTGCAAGAACATCTACTGATACTCTTACAAACAAAACTTTGACTTCACCTACCATTACTGGTACAGGTGCAATCGCTGGTACATTTACTGGTAACATTGATGGTGTCATTGGAGGCAACACTCCTGCTGCTGGTTCATTTACTACTGCAAGTACAAGTGTACATTTTCAGGCAGCAGTTCATGCAGATACAACTGCAAGAGATGCTGCAATTACATCTCCTGCCGCTGGTATGGTTGCATACTTAACTGCAACAAATAAATTACAAGTATATACTGGAAGTGCTTGGGAAACAATTACTTCATCGTAAGGATAGATAACAATGGCAATTGATAAAATTACAGCAAGTGGACTTGGAGATGGTGGTGTCTCAACTGCTGACTTAGCGAATGATTCGGTAACAACTGCAAAGATTGCTGATGCAAATGTAACACTCGCAAAACTTTCTGCAAGTGGAACAAAAAACAATACAACATTCCTTCGTGGAGATAATACGTTTTCTGCATTATCAACAACTCTTGCTGGATTAGATGATGCCACAGTAAACTCTGGTGACCCAGCATACAATAGTAATGTTGCTGGTGCAGCAGTTGGACACCTTTGGGTAAACTCTACTTCTGGTGAAGTATTTGTATTAACTGATGCAACAACAAATGCAAATGTTTGGACAAACATTGGTGATGGTAGTGGTGCTGTATTACCCCCATATAGTGTTGATTATCTAGTAATTGCTGGAGGCGGCGGTGGTGGTCGTGGTGCATCTTCG